GTCGAAGCTAATACATTTGCAACAAGAATGCAAAGATTAGCAGGATTAAAATAATTTTATAAAAATAAGGAGACTTAAAAATGTCACAAATAAACAATTTATTACAAGATTCTCAAGCTACATTCAAAGCTCAGAGAAACGAAACAAAAGGTCTTGTAACTAAATGGGAAAACACTGGTCTTTTAGAAGGAATCAATACAGAATATGATAAACATAATACTGCTATTCTTTTAGAAAACCAAGCTAAACAACTTATCTCAGAAGCAAATACTACTAGTACTACTTCTGCAGAAGAGTGGAATGGCGTTGCACTTCCATTAGTTAGAAGAATCTTTGGCGAATTATCCTCTAAGGAATTCGTTTCAGTTCAACCTATGAACTTACCATCTGGTTTAGTTTTCTGGTTAGACTTCAAATACGGCGGTTCAGGCGAACAAGGTAAAGGACGTCACGCAATCGACGATTCATTATTCGGTAACACAACTAAAAAAGGTAAAGCTAATTTAACCAAAGGTCTTTATGACAATTGGGATGATGGTTCTACTGGTGGACAAGTTGGATATTCATTAGGAAAAGTTGCTTCTGCATCTTGCGATATTGAATCTGACGGTACTGTACACGTTTTAGATACTGCTGGTATCGATATGTCAATCTGGAATTCATTCTACTGTATCTCAGGTTCATCTCACAAAATTGCTACTGCATCTACTCCATTAGCTAACGCATCTGGCGACTCTAACGTTGTTTCTGCTGTAGCTCTTGGTTTTGATAACTCAACTCCAATTTCTGCAACAGGTGTTGTTGATGTATATTACTATACTAATACAATTGATGCTACTCAAAGAGGTGATTTTGAAGATAGAAATATCCCAGAAATCGGTGGTGCTGTTAGTAATGCTGTTGGAATGGCAACTGCATCTAAAGGACTTGACCTTGAAATTCCAGAATTGGAAGTTCAATTAGAACAAGAAGCTTTAGTTGCTAAGACTAGAAAGCTTAAAGTTAAATGGTCACCAGAATTCGCACAAGATTTGAATGCTTATCATTCTATCGATGCGGAAGCTGAATTGACTTCAATGTTATCTGAATACATTACAATGGAAATCGACTTAGAAATCCTTGCAATGCTTCACTCTGCTGCTTCAGCTTCAGGATTTACTTCTGACTTTACATCAGCGGCTCCAACAGCTGGAGAAACTTATGGTGATGCATTCGCTCAATTAGGTATTAAGATGCAAGCTATGTCAAACGCTATCCATCAATCAACTATGAGAGGTGGTGCTAACTTCGCTGTATGTTCACCAGCAATCGCAACTTACTTAGAGTCTATCGCAGGTTATACTGCAAATACTGATGGAACTGAAGGTAATTTTGCAATGGGTGTAACTGCTATTGGTTCGATGTCTAACAGATGGACAATTTACAAAAATCCATACTGGACAGGTAAAGAAATTTTAATGGGATATAGAGGAAATCAATTCCTTGAAACTGGTGCTGTATTTGCTCCATACATTCCACTTATTATGACTCCACTTGTTTATGACCCAACAAACTTTACTCCACGTAAAGGTGTTATGACAAGATACGCTAAGAAAGTAGTTCGTGAGGACTTCTACGGTGTTATCTCTGTTGATGACTCTACTGACTGGGCTTCAATTGGTGCTTTACCTTCTTAATCATTAGGTAATTACATATTGTATATTATTAAAGGAGCCGCTTAATTGCGGCTCTTTTTTTATGCTTGATATTTATACTAAAGATATACGGAGAATTAGTTATGGCTAAGCAGAACATACAAAAAACACCACCGAAAGGAAATGTTAGATTTTCAATAACTTTATCAGAAGAGCAGAAATCGGCAAAGCAGGCGATATTACACCATCCATATAATTTTATTGTAGGAAAGGCAGGTAGTGGTAAAACTTTATTAGCATGCCAGGTTGCACTTGATATGTTTTTCAAAAGAATGATAAACAAAATAATAATTACAAGACCAACTGTTTCTACAGAAGACAATGGATTTTTACCTGGTTCTGAAAAAGAAAAAATGGAACCGTGGTTAGTACCTATTAGATCTAATATGAGAAAAGTATACAATAAGCCGGCTATATTAGAGAAAATGGAAAGCAGCGAAGATATAGAATTAGTATCACTTGCGCACTTTCGAGGTAGAACATTTGAAAATTCTGTAGTAATAGTAGATGAGTTTCAGAATTTAACAAGATCTCAATTACGTATGGCACTAGGTAGATTAGGAAAAGGTTCTACAATGATATTCTGCGGAGATAATCAACAGATCGATCTCAAGGACAAGAACTACTCTGCAATTGTTGATATATCTAAAATAGCAGAATCAGAATTTGTATATAAAAGAGTGCTTACAGATAATCATAGACACCCAGCCATTGATGATGTATTTGAAATGTTAATGGGAATGTAATACAATAAATAGCTTACTTCTTGATATTTATATAAAAGCAATAATCGAGGGAAAATAATATGGCAAACACACTAAAAGTGACAATTACAGAAGACTTAATATTAGATGATACGCAACAGGGTGGAAGCTTTACTAATATAATATCAAATTCAGTAAATCATGTATATAAAACAACAGGCTATGTACCTGCTGAAAAACTTGTTAATTTACTAACATTTAACTCATCTTCTTTTGCAGGAAATAATTTAGAAGTTGATGGAGTTAGATATCTTAGAATAACAAATAAATTAGGAAAAGGAGCTGGTACCCATGGAACATATACAGCTTCTAATGATTTAGGTGTAAATACAGAAGATACAGGTCAGGTATTAAGACTTAGAATATCTGGCTCAGCTGCAGGTGAAGTTTGGCATTCAATCGGCCCTGGTGATAGTTTTTTATTATCTGATTTGTCATCTTCATTTAATGCTTTCCCATCTGCTTCAGAAGCGTTACGCGCTCACCCAATAACAGGTTCGCTTTTAACAAACATAGATCGTATTGATGCAACGTCACAAGGCCCAAGCTACAGCGGCTGTTCATATGAAATATTCGCTGCAGGGTTGTTACCAGATATAGATTAAGGAGAATAAAATATGGCAAATATAGTAATATACGACGGAGCAGCCGGCTCTATAATTGGAAACACTCCATTTGGTTTATATGATTCAGATGCAGACTTTGTAACCGATGGACCCAAGGTTGCAGATTGGTGTGCTAAAAGATTAGGATATCCTATTGTAGATATAGAATTAGATGATACACAACTATTTTCGATATTTGAAGAAGCAGTTACAGAGTATAGCGCACAAGTAAATAGATTCAATATAAGAGAAAATCTATTAAGTGCCCAAGGTAATAAAACATCTGCAAATTATACACAAAAGCTAATAACTCCAAATTTAGGGAGACTTATAGGTTTGTCAAAGCAATACGGCACAGAGGTAGGAAGCGGTGGTTTAGTTGATTGGAAGTCAGGGTATATAACAACTGAAAAAGAAACAACTGGTGCAAATAGTGGCAGTTGGAAACAAGAATATGATTTAGATTCTCAAGATATATTCAGTCAATCTATAGCAGGAACAGATATAGAAATAAAAAGAGTGTTCCATCAAAAGGCGCCAGCTCAATCTAGACACTACGACCCTCAATTCGGTTCTGACTATGCACTCAATCAATTGGGTTGGGGTGGTACAATGGCAGGTATAAATTATTTAGCTATGCCATTATATGATGATTTACTAAAAATACAAGAAGTAGAATTTACCGATACAATACGCAAGTCAGCATATACATTCGAACTTATAAATAATAAGTTAAGAATATTTCCAAGACCTTCATCTGCATTTAGCTTATGGTTCCAATATATAGAAACAGAAACTAGAGACACTTTGATAGCTGAAGACCTAGTTTCAGATTATTCTAATATGGGATATGATAATATGATATATTCTAATATAAACGATCCAGGTAAGCAATGGATAAAGAAATATACATTAGCACTTACAAAACAAGTATTAGGTTCGGTTAGAAGTAAATATTCTTCAATACCAATTCCAGGTGCAGACACTACATTAGATGGAGATACATTAAGAAGTGAAGGAGCTGCAGAGGCAGAAGCTTTAATATCTGTTTTGCGAGAAGATTTAGAAGCTGCATCAAGAAGAAATTTAATGGAAAAAGAAAACGAAATAACTGATTTTCAACAAGGAATGCTTAACAAGGCACCTCTTAATATATACATAGGATAATTATGGCGCTATTTGGATCATCACGAGATATAAGCATGTTCAGGCATGTTAATAGAGAATTGCTCAATGAGATAATTGACACTCGCTGTGATATATATAAGCATTCGATTTTTGATTCAAAGGAAAATCTTTACGGTGAAGCTTTGCGAAAAGTATATAAACCTGGAGTTAGAGTTGCCGGTCTAATTGAAAAAGATCCTAAAGAATGGAGCTCAAACGAATTAGGTGCAGATTATAATAGAAATGTTAAATTCTCATTTTTAAGAGACGACCTTGCAGCATTAGAATTAGGTTCTACAAATAATACAACTGATCCGAATGAAAATGCTCAAGAAGCAAATATATTCTTAGAAGTTGGCGATGTAATATATTGGGACGATATGTATTGTGAAATTGATACAGTATCATCTGGACAATATCTATTTGGTAAAAATCCAGATACTGATCACAACGCAGGTACACACGGAGCTAGTTGGTCTGTTATTGTAGAAACACACGAGATGAGAAGAAGTAAGATAAACACATTAGAAAATGTAAAAGCAGGCTATGATGAGTATGTAAGTGGTACAAAAATAGATGAGCAGAGAGGAGGACTATATGGTTAATCGAAGCGAACAAATTAGACGTGATGATAAAGTAAAAGATTTATATGTAAATTTGTATGATGTTGATTCTGTTATAAAGTATTATTTTGATAATGTAATTCAGCCGACTGTTATGGAAGGTGAAGAGAAAATCAACGTACCTGTTGTATATGGCTCACCGGAAAGATGGAAGTCAATACAGAAATCAGGTGTATATAGAGATAAGCGAGGCAAAATACAATTCCCTGCAATAGTATATAAAAGAACTAGTGTAGAGAAAAATAAGTCACTTGGAAATAAGGTTGATGTAAAAAACCCTTTATACGCATCGTTCCAAAAACAATACACACAAAGAAATAAATATGACAACTTTGAAGTATTAAATAATAGACAGCCAGTAAAACAATTTCATAGCGTAGTAGTACCAGACTATGTAAATCTTTCATATAGCTGTATTATATTTACAGAATATCTTGAACAGCTTAATAAAATTGTAGAAGATATAAATTATGCAGGTGGCCAATATTGGGGACAGGACGAATCATTCAAATTTCTTTCATCTATTGATAGCTTTGATATAGAATCAACAGCTGCTCAAGGAGAAGATAGAATATCAAAAGCTAACTTTACATTAAAAATGGATGGATTTGTAATACCAGATAATATACAAAAATCTATGAGTGACTATAGCCAAAAGACATTCAGTCAGGTTAAAATAGAAGTACAATCAGAAACAATAAAAACACTAGACGAATTAGCAAATTCTAAAAATAAAGAAAAAACAGAATTTGTTAAAGATTATAAAAACAATAAATAGTTATAAGGAGAAAAGTTATGGCAGAAGTAAAAACAAAAGAAGGTAAAAAGTTTACCGAAGAAGAAATGAAAAAGGTTCAAGAAATTAAAAACAAGTATAATGATATAACAATAAATTTAGGTCAATTAGAAATGGACGGTATGTTAATCAATGAGCAAAAAGACAAGCTTAAAGAAGAATACGTAAATACTAGAAAAGCTGAAGTAGCCTATGCAAAAGTATTATCAGACAAATATGGTTTAGGTACATTAGATATCGAAACTGGCGTATTTATTCCTGAATAATAGTAATTTTTGAGATTTAATCTTTATATTTATTATATGAATTAACGTGATTAAAACGTGAAAAATGTATCACAATATTATATATTAAGGAGACAATTAAATGGCTGAAAAAATAATTAGCCCTGGTGTATTTACAAAGGAAAACGACCTATCTTTTGTACAACAAGGAGTAGGGGCAATCGGTGCTGCAATAGTAGGACCAACAGTAAAAGGTCCGGCAATGATACCAACAAAAGTATGGTCTTATACAGAATACCAAGCTTTGTTTGGAGACTCATTCAAATCAGGAAGTGATTATTTTCAATACTTCACATCTATAACAGCAAAAGAATACTTAAAACATGGCGGTCCTTTAACTGTCTGCAGAGTATTGGCAGGTGGAGATTATCTTCCAGCAACTGCAAGTGCTCACATGGCTAAGGCAGCAACTCCTTTAGTATCTCCAGCAATCTTTACATGGAGTTTAGCAGACGGCGCAATGGTTGAAAGTTACAATTTAGATGATGGTGCTTTAATACAGTATACTGCATCTAACGGTACAGCATATTTATTCCAAGCAGAATCAGGTGTAATACCAGCTAACAACCCAACAGCACCTACAAACGCTTTAGGAACAACTACAGGTATTTATTACTTTGGAATTGGAAATAAATTTGATACAAATGGTGGACAGGCTCTACACAGTACAGCTAATAATTTCTATGCAGGTAATACTGGTTCAGGTGGTGCTAGTTTTAATTCTATTACAGGTGATACGTTAACTTCATGGTCATTCGATACTACACAGCCAATTGTAACGTGGCAAATAACAGGTTCATCTACAGCAACATCAAATATTACTGTTGTTTCTGGATCAACTGCAACTTCAGCTTCAGTAGCAGGTACATATCCAGCTAACACATCTGTTGCTTATGTAGCAGAAATTGGTGGAATTACTGTAATGAACGAACTAGGAGGTGGAAATGCTCCTCTTTCAGGTGTACCTAAAGCATTAAATAATTTAGGAACTGCAACAACTTGGGATACATTTACTGCTTCCTTCCACATAAAAACAATTGGTGATGGTACAGTTATGAACAGTACTCCACAAACAGCTGCTGGTGTTGTCGGTGTTGGTAAAAACGATTTACTTACAACAGGCTCTGTTAAATACGGAACAAAAGATAATTTAAGATGGGAAGTATCAAACATATCTCAAACAAAAGGTACATTCACTGTATTGATTAGACGAGGTGATGATACATCAAAACGTAAAGTTATTTTAGAAACTTGGAACGGTTGTTCATTAGACCCAGGTGCAAATAACTATATAGGAAATGTAATAGGTACTCAATATAATACTTGTGATCAATCAGGTACAACTCCATTTATACAACCATTTGGTTCATATCCAAATCGTTCAAAATATGTATATATCCCTGAAGATACAGTACTACAAACAGTTGATTATTTAGATGACAATGGTGAGTTAGTAGATGATGCAGCAACAGGTTCTTTACCAATGATAAGTTCAGGTTCATTTGGTGGTGGACATAATGGTGATGAAGCAGTTCATCCTCATAACTTCTACGACAAAGTTGATGTATCTGATTGTCAAGGATTAAATTTAACTTTATTACAATCTGGTAATCTTTCTTACTTAAATGCAATTTCATTATTATCAAACGCTGATGAATATGATATCAACTTACTAATGGCTCCAGGTGTTAATGATAACCAACATAACAACATTACAGAACACATGCTTACTACATGTGAAGAACGTGGTGATATGATGTGTATAATAGATCCAGTACCTCACGGAATGGCTCTTGCTAATGCAGTAACAGAAGCAAGCGATAAGGATTCATCATACGGCGCAATGTATTGGCCATGGGTTCAAATAGCAGACTCACAAACAGGAAGATATGTTTGGGTTCCTCAATCGGCAGTTATGCCAGGTATCTATGCATTCAACGACAAGGTATCTGCAGAATGGTTTGCTCCTGCTGGTTTGAATAGAGGTGGACAAGAAATAGTAGTTCAAGCAGAAAGAAAATTAGCTCACGCTGATAGAGATACTTTATATGAAGCTAACGTAAATCCAATTGCAACATTCCCTGGTGAAGGTGTGGTTGTTTGGGGACAGAAAACTCTTCAAAAGAAAGCTTCAGCATTAGATAGAGTAAACGTTAGAAGACTACTAATCAATCTTAAGAAATTCATTGCTTCAGTATCTAAATACTTAATCTTTGAAAACAATACAGCAACAACTAGAAACCGATTTTTATCACAAGTTAACCCTTACATGGAATCTGTACAACAAAGACAAGGTTTATATGCCTTTAAGGTTGTTATGGATGAATCGAATAATACTCCAGATGTGATTGATAGAAATATCATGAAAGGTGATATATTCATTCAACCGGCTAAGGCAGCAGAGTTTATTGTTATTGACTTTAACATTATGCCAACTGGTGCAACGTTTAACGACTAAGTGATATTTATATTAAATAACTAAGGAGAAAAAGAAATGGCAAATTTAATCGACCCAACGGAAATGATGTTCACAGCATTTGAACCAAAGGTAAAAAATAGATACGTATTCTATGTGGACGGACTTCCTTCATACTTAATCAGAAAAGCTGCAAGGCCGAAGATTGCAAATGGGGACGTAACACTTAAGCATATAAATAACGAAAGACACCTAAAAGGTAGAAGTACATGGGAAACTATAGGACTAGAATTATACGATCCGATTGTACCTTCAGGAGCTCAGGCTGTTATGGAATGGGTAAGACTACACCACGAATCAGTAACAGGTAGAAATGGTTATGCAGACTTTTACAAAAAAGACTGTACAATCAATATTTTAGGACCTGTAGGTGATAAGGTAGAAGAATGGACACTTAAAGGTGCTTTCATTACAGAAGCTGACTTTGGTGAAATCACATGGGAAAATGATAACGAACCAGCACTCGTTACAATGACTCTAAGATTTGATTACGCAATTTTACAATACTAATTGATTATTCAATAACGAAATTATAGCCCAAGTTTTTTGGGCTATTTTTTTGTTTATATATATTTATATATGCAAGTTATATTAAAACACAATAAAGGAGCAGCATTATGACAAAAGTAACAGAAAGTTACCCAGGAAAAGAATTATCAACTGAGGAATTAAAGCAGCAATTAGTAGCAGACACAAAGATCGCACAGGCAAAGGAAGCTAAATTTCCTACTGAAATTATAGATTTACCAAGCAAAGGTTTATTATATCCAGAAGAACATCCACTTTCAACAGGGAGAGTAGAGATGAAATATATGACCGCTAAGGAAGAAGATATTTTAACATCTCAAAATCTTATACAAAAAGGTGTAGTAATTGACATGTTGTTACGTTCTCTTATTGTAGGAAACGGAGAAGGCAAGAGAGTTAATTATGATGATCTTGTATTAGGAGATAAAAATGCAATTATGGTAGCAGCAAGAGTATTAGGTTATGGTGCTGAATATCCTATCGAACAGACATGTCCTAAGTGTCAAGCAAAATCAACTGAGACTATTGATCTTGCAAATCTAGATAATAAGCAAGTAGATATAACATCAAAAAATCAAAATATATTTGAATTTACTTTACCTTTAAGTAAAAAGGTTATAGAGTTCAAGATATTATCACATAAAGACGAAGCTAAGGTTGCTGAAACAGCTAAGAGAATGAAGAAAAAAGCTCATTCTTCTCAAGTATCTTTCGAATTAACAAGTAGACTTAAAGCAATGATACTTTCAGTTGATGGTGAAGATGATAGAAAAGCTATTGATAATTTTGTTGAAAATGAATTTATCTCTAGAGACTCATTAGCATTTAGAAAGAATTTAGATGTCGTAACACCAGACGTTGACATGACTCACTTCTTTGAATGCAGCCAATGTGGTCATGAAGATTCTGTACAAATTCCTTTAACCGTTGAGTTTTTTTGGCCTAGGGTCTGAATACAGGCCCATACTGCACGAACAGATATTTCAACTTCTGTACTTCTCTAATGGTGGGTTTTCTCATCAAGATATATATACTATGCCAGTTTATCTTAGAATATTTTATTATAAGAAATTAAACGAACAGCATAAGAAAGAAAATGAGCAGATGAAGAAAGCTCAAGGGAAGGGTTCATCTCCTAAAGGAATAAACATTCCATCTTTTGCGAAATCTCCAAAATCTTGATATTTATATTAAACTATATAAAAGTGCAAGGAGAAACGTCATGGGTAGTAAAAAATTACGCGAGTATATTAAAAAACAATTAAAGCTGGAGATGTCAAAAGATAAAGATTTGACAAAGGAAGGTATAATTGACAACATTGTCAACCACGTAACAAAAGTGCTTAAAAAAGCTAATGATAAAAGATTTGATGTGGCTATGCAGCAACTTGCAAAATCAGGTCCTGAAGGTAAGAAAGCAGCAGAGCATTATTATGATTCTGTTGAGTTAATAGATAAAGCTGCAGCTAATATGACAAACTATAATAAATACGATTAAATATAGATTATGGGCAAGAAAGCAGAAGAATATAAGAAGCAGAATGCTATAAAGGCAGCGGGAGCTAAAGCCGATGCAGCAGCACAAGAATCAATTAAAAAAATTCTTGATGCTCAACTTATAGTTAAAAATTCTATGGCAGACGCCACAAACAAAGCTGTACAGCGAGCACAGAAACTTGCAGATATAGAAAGTGCTCACTCAGTAATTCTGACAAACATGGCATCAAATGCATCAAAGTTATCAGAATTAAAAGATAAAAAACTCCAGTCTCAAGTAAGAATAAATGATTTATCAAATGCGAATTTAGCATCTGAACAAGCATTGTATAACGCTTCGAATAAACAAAAAATGATTCATGACCAGAATTATCAAACTGGTTTACTTATGGCAGAAACAAAAGATGGAATTGTTGATGCTGAAGAAGCAATACTTAAAATAATTAGAGATAAGAAAAAATTAGAAGATCCTTTATATAAAGCTAAGCAAGATGAACTTGATATACTCAAGAAAAAAGAAGCTTATGAAGATAAAGCTAAAGAGAATAGCGAAAAAATAAAAGGATTCTTTCAAGATATAGCTGCAGCTGCAGCAGATCCAAGTATAGCTATGGGTGTATTCTCAGCTGTTATGTTGAAAAACGCAACAGAGTTTGCTAGTACTATGGGTGATGTCGGTGGTGACATGGGGTTATCCCGTGATCAATCAATGCAGATGGCAGGTGATTTAGGTGTAGCTTCTATAAAAGCTTTTGCCTTTGGAATATCTGCAAAAGAAATAGGCGAAGCATTCGCAGGCGTATCAGATCAAATGGGGTCGATGACACCTGAGATGGTAGGTATGGCAGAAAATGCTGCACACATGGCCAAGAGATTAAAATTATCTGGAGCAGAAGCAGGTAAGTTATTTGCTTTAACACATATGATAGAAGGAGGTACTGCTGAAACTGCAGAAGCTTCATTAAAAACTGTAGAAAATCTAGCGAGAGGTGCTAATGTACCTATAGGTAAAGTAATGAAAGATGTCGCAAATAGTGCTGATTTAATAGCAGACTATGGATTTGACAATGTAGAAGCGTTAGGTAAAGCAGCAGTTGAAGCTGCTAAGATGGGAACATCATTAGATCAAATGGCTAAGACTGCAGACAAATTGATGGATTTAGATAGCGCTAGAAATGATGCTATGCAACTATCAGTATTATTAGGTAGACAAGTAAATGTAGATAAAGCTCAGCAGTTAATATACAACGGTGATTTGGAAGGTGGTTATAAAGAAATGTTAAATCAGCTTGGTGGTATAGATGCATTCAACAAAATGGATTATTATCAGAAGAAAAAAGCTGCAGAACTAATGGGATTATCAACAGGTGATCTACAAAAACAATTAAACTTAGCCGCAGGTCTTACAGAAACAGGAGAAAAACAGGCAGAAGGTTGGGCAAAGACTGCTGGGTTCTTATCAGATGGTTGGGGCTTCGCACAAAAAAATGCAGAAACTATAGTTGCAACTATGGCACTTACTAAATCATTAGGTAATTTGAAAGTTGTACAATGGGCAAAAGAAAAAGCTCACATGCTATGGAAGAAAGCATTTGGTGGTGGTTCTAAAGTAGCAGAAGCTGCAGCTGGGCCAATGAAAGCCGATGGTACTCCAGATATGAGATTCAAAGCTAATAAAATGCTAAAACCTAAAGCACCCAAAGCGCCTAAATTACCTGGAAAAAGTCCTAAAGTTGCAGGTCCTATGGGCGATGCAGATAAGATGGGTAAAGGAGGTAAACAAGGTATTGGTGCAAAAATGAAAGATCTTGCAGAAGGATTACGGGAAATGGGTAAAGGAACTTTCAAAGGTATACTTGCAATGGCATTAGCTGGACCGGCATTGATTGTAGCGTTACCTTCTATTCCATTCTTATTATTTATGGGTAAAGCGACATTGTCAAATATTGGAGAAAATATGAGACAATTAGCTGCAGGTCTTAAAGAGATGGGACAAAATACATTTATGGGTATAGCAGCAATGGCCTTAGCAGGACCAGCAATGTTATTATCAATACCAGCAATACCGTTTTTATTATTCTTTGGACTTATACCTCTTTCAATGCTTGAAACTAATTTTTCAGGTTTATCAAAAGGTTTGCAGAGTATGAATAAAGCTCTTGTTGGCGCAAGCGTATTAGGGTTATCAGCAATAGCACTTACAGTAGCTATACTTGCAATTCCATTCTTGGCATTCATGGCTATACCAGGAATTGGAATGATGATACAAATGAGCTTTCAAGGATTAGCTGCTGGTCTACAAGCATTCGGTAATCCAGGAACTGCAGTATATGTTTTAATTGGTATAGCTTTACTTGGACTTTTAGGTATAGCTATGATACCATTTGCATACGCGTTATCATTATTAACACCATTAGTACAAGCGTTTGGTGAAATCATAATTGGAGTATTTCAAGCAATCCCACCTATAATTTCTGCAGTTGCAACAGGAATTGGAGAGTTGATGGGAGTTATAACATTAAAAGGTATTTTATTACTAGGACTTTTAGGAATAGGTATGGCTTCGTTTGGTGTAGGGATGATGCTTGCAACACCTGGTTTGGTAGTACTTCAATATATTGGCGCACCTGCTCTTGCATCGTTAATGTCTTCTTTACAATTATTGCAAGGTGGTAATTATGGTGAACAGCTAATTCAAATAGCTGCTGGAATGGGAGCTATGGGACTGGCTGGTGTTGCTATGTTATTTGGCGCACCAGGATTTATTGCTATGTCCTATGGACTTGTTGTATTTGCAGGAGCTCTTATGCTTATCGCTCCATTACTGCCAGTAATTGAAAAACTTGCACAGCTAGGTATAATTGGTGATGTAAGTGTTGGCGAAGGTGGAGATAAAAAAGGAGGCGGAGGTGATGACGATGAAAATGTAGTTGTTGCAAAGCTCGATGAACTAATATCTTTAATTAGAGGAGGAGGTAAAGTGGTTATGGACGGAAGGGAAGTAGGAAAAGTAATTCAACTAGCATCAGGACCACTGGGAAGTTAATATGGCATTCAAATTTAGTAATTTAGAAGATTATCTCAAAAAAAATAGCAAAGGTAAACAGCCTGTAGGTTCGTCTGTTAACCCATTAGGTAATTTTGCTGCAAAACCAATACAGCAAGATATCAAGCCACGTGTTGACTATCCAGCTGCAAAAATCGAACCTTGGGATTTTGAAGCAAACCATCCTGCAAAAGACGGCGTAGCGGCAGAAACAGGAAAACCTCATACAACAGGGGATAAAGCTTTTGGAATAAAAGGACCTGATGCACTAGGTAAGATGCCAATACCAAACATAGAAGGAAAACCTTATACTACAGGAGATAAAGCTTTTCAAATACCAGGTGATGATCACGAAGGTAGAAAAGGCACTCCAAAATTAGAAGGTATGGCTCACACTACAAAATATCCTAACAAACCATTCAAGTTCAAGCCTATATTTACTACAGGCGAATTAGGGAAGCAGGTAGAAGGTCCTGAGCATTCTACTCAAGAACCTATAAAACCACGTTCAGCTGCACCAGATTATCCAACACAAAATACAATACCAAGATCTTCAGCCCCTGATTATTCTACTCAAGAACCTATCAATAGGCCAGATGCTCCTGATTATTCGACTCAAGAACCAATTAGTAGACCTGGAGCTCCTGATTATTCTACATTAGCTACAATGCCAAGACCAGGCGCACCTGATTATTCTACTCAAGAACCTATAAAAACTCAATATAATAAAACACATAAGCTAGAAAATTTAGCACCAAGTAAAGATGGCGCACTTTTAGAATTACTTGTTAATACTCAATATAAAGATAGAAAAGAATTATTTGGCTCGTCTACTGGAGATAAAATAACTCATCTAAATAATAATCAAAGTAATTATTTAAGAATAGAAGGTGACCCTGGAAATATGATGTTCAAATTTGGAACACCTGATGATAAGGTACCTGCAGGTGGTTCTTCAATATGGACTCACACTAGACTGGGAGGGCCTGAATCAATGGGAGTTAAATCTCCTGCATATTATAAGAAGTTTTCTCTTGTTCGACAAGGAGATTCTGTAGCTGGTCCAAAAGAAATAAACTATGATGGAAACTCAGTACCAGTAGCCGCTACTTGGAAGCGAGCTAATTTATTGACTGATAAAGAACAATCATGTTTAACTGATGCTGCTAAAGAAGGTCTGTATGGAAAAGTAGGAAAGAACAAATTTGTAAGTTTACGAGATGAAGCTCAAAGAAATAATCCTAGATCTCCTATGTGGATGAAAGCTCCACTTATACAGAGAGGGATACAAAAAGGTCCTGGAAACGAAAACCCTAAGTCACCTGGATTTTTACCGTCACTAGATCCTGTAAATGGTGCTATAGGCCTGATAACTTCTCCACTTATTGATACTTTAAGAGTTGGAAAATATTTAATAAGTCCAGACGGACTGGTATTTATGGCAAAGCAAGTTGGTTTACAACTAACAAATCCTAGAAGCGAATGGAAACTAGGTTTACATAGAGGTAGAATATTTAATCCTCTCGCATTTGCGTTACAAGTACCAGCAAATGTTTTAGGTATCCACATGGACAGACATTGGCTAGGCCCTTTGAATGGTGAAGATAGCAAATATGAAAAGTTAATTAGTGATAACAATGCAAATACTCCACAGAATACTTTAGATGGCGATGGTCCATCTGCAAGCTTGCTTAAAGGTACAAATAGACTGGTTGGGATGTTAGATGAAATGAGCTGTGGTATACTTGGTATAGGTAAAACTCCAGGTTCTAAAATAGATATGCTTTCAGGTCTTATGGGACCTAAATCATTTTTTGGAATAGGTCAAACAAGATTTTTCAAACACACTTCAGGTAGAGACGTTTTCTTTGATGATAAGGTAGAACCTTCAGGGTTAGAATTATATGAACCAGAAACTCCTTATGTTAAAGGTCTTGCGCACGGAGGTGAAGATGGAGTTTCAGAAGCTCAAAATCAAGGAGCTCAAGGAATACTGGTACCATTTGCTGCATTTGACCCTAATTTTGTAGGTTATTCTAGAGAAGACTTTGACGAATACTGGGCTAATAAAGCCGAAGACGAAGTTAACTTCCCTACAAATTTAGATATGAATGGACCCAAAGGTGAAGGAAACGGTATATTCAATACTATGGATTATTCTACAATAGGATATTACAGAAGAAATAAAAAAATGTTCAGAGACTTTAGACAGATTGATGGGGAGTGGGACGAGGAAAATATGTATGATGGTGAAGGTAGAACAAATATAATTACAAGACTAGGCCTTGTAGATTGGGGCGCATACAGTCCTGGTGCAGGTGCAGCTGATGGAGAGATACATGACTTCTATGAAGGTGAGGAAGCCAATGATTATGTTAAAGTAACGTTCTGTGATCCTGATGACGAGAACAAGGTTTACTTAAGAGCATATAATCTCGAGATATCAGATAAACTAAAACCTTCATATAGCTCTGTAGCTTATTCAGGCAACCCAGCTGAATCACATGTATTCGATAAAATAGGTAGATCATGGACATTGAAACTAACACTTGCAGCATTTACAACAAAAGAGTTATT